CACTTCTTTTACTTGGAAATACTCCTTCAGGACAAACTATCACGTCACATGAATGACCTAGTGACTCTAGCACTCTTTTAATACAAGGTGCAAGCTCCTTATTATACCTATATTCGTGGGTATATCCGCTTGCAGAAGTACACACACCACCTTTTAAGATGGAGTGCCCTACTGATAAAAATATCCTCATGTTTTTTACCTCACTTTCTTTAAAATATATAGGGTGGCCACATAGACCACCCACCAGATTAAAATTTATTTGTCTTCTGTTTTTCCTGACATCTTGCCTAGTATATCCTTGAAAAGCGTTGTGTCAATGCCACATTTTCCTAGGTTTTCTATTATCGACTTCATTTCAAAGAATAAGTACCCTATATATAGCGTGGATATAAGCATTGTATCTATCCCGCTTGGGAGCAGTGTGCTAACCGGCAAGAATATTGTTAGTGCTAACATGCTGGCCACTTTCCTTAGGATCCCATTAATCCCGGCCTTAGATTTAAAATCTATTTTGGGGTTTACCCAAGCTCCAATTACCCCAGTTATAAAATCAATAATCATAGCACTAGCTATTAGTGCTAGCACGAATACAACTCTTGATTCCTGTGTGTTTGTGCAACCTCTAAAAAACTCAAATAAATGTGCTGCTGTCATATTATTTACTCTCCTTTATCTATTGTTTATTTTTTATCCCCTACTCCTAAAATCTTAAAGCTGCTGCCAGAGCTTGTTCTCTTTTGGTACTTTATGCGTGCTTCATCTGTTACAGCATCTGTGATGTAGAATGAAGTATATAGTACATTTTTTAGCTCCTTAGTGTCAGCGTGGGAAGTAAAACCTATATCTTGAAAACTAAACTTGGCGTTTGTAAGCTTTTGTCTTTCATATGATATAGCTTCACCGCCACCAAATACAGGCTTGATAGCTTCTATATAAAAAATGTTGTACTTATTCAGAGCATAGGGTTTGGTATAGATGTCTATATCAAATTTACCTTGCCCCTTATCCTTAAGGACTACCTTTTCAATCATATCAAATGCTCTACGTCCATCACCATAAACCCTGTCAAATGCATTACTGGTATATATGACTCCTGAACACTCTCTATCAACTCCACCTAGTTTCCAGACAAGTTCACTACCTAGATAGACTTCAATGACCTGTGCTTCTCCTATTTTAATATCTTTAGCATCTTGAATCATACTAACTCTCCTTTACGATATATAGAGTATCAGGGTCTTTACGATTTATCTTATATTCATTTGGAGTTACAATTTTTATCTTAGGGTCATTTTTGTGAGCTTCGTAGTATCCCATCATATTTGTTATTGCACCAAACAACCCCATAGTCCCTTCGGCAGTACCCTTGACATAATCGGTAAATTCAGTGGTTACATATATTTCTGTGTGCTTGTTGGTAAAGTTGCTTAGGGCATCTATATCATAGCTTGACTCTGGAGCAGACTCGTCATATGTAAAACCTAAGTCATTAACTAAAGTTTTTCTTTCATCATATTCATTGACGCTATATCCGTCTTTGATAAGTTTAAAGAATTGTTGATTTTGTCCTAATCTACTATTTTTTACCCTGTGAGCCAAAGAGAATAAATATATAGCATAGTGAGTTTTCATCAACTCATAGCCTTTTTCCTTGCCAATAGGGGAAAATCCAGAGATTCCTAATAATATTCTGATATCATAATCTTCTTTAGATATATAAGCTTTTCTATGCTCTGAAATGATTGCTTTTAAGTCTTTAGTCATGTCTATAGATTCCCCTTCTTGTAAGTAAGGGAACGTACACCTTGCTATAATTTGACGCATCCATCTTTCTCTATCTATCTGCATACCATTAGGTGCAGTGAGAGCTATAACCTCTCCCATAGCATATAGGGCTGATAAATCAATCCTAATTTTACCTTCACACTCCATTTCATCAAGTTTTAAAGGGGATAAAGAGTTTAAGTATGAAATTACTGCATCGAAAGTTTCTTCCTCTACATATATCACAGGTTCGTCTTTTAGCAATCTATATATACTTTCTTTACTACCATCGAGGTAAGTATTATGCTTTTGTGTTATTGGAGTCCCTTCTACATCAGTAGCAGATGATAAGAATTGCATTAAAAAGCCTATGTAGCCTCCGTCTAAAGCCTCCTTATAATCTGCATCAGGGTTAAGAGCTATCGCAAAAGTCGCTAAGTCTAGTTTAATCTTCCCTTCTGGGACAATCTCTCCAGCCTTAGAAACTTCTTTAACCTTATTGTCAACATATTCTTTAGATACTATATCTAAATCTTGTTCAATTAATCCTAATACTTTCATCCATTCACCTCTTATCCAATAACAATTACCTTATACTTGTCCTGTTCTGGTGCTTTTGCAAAGTTAATCTTTACATTATTCTCATCTGTTAACTCAATATCTGCCAATACTTGTGAGAAAGGAGCAGTATTCTCTCTAACTGATACGATAACATCTTGAGTGTTTAGGTTGTGGTTAACTGTAAATTCTTTGTTAGCACCATCACCAATAACCTTAACAAACTTATCTGTTTTCTTTCCTATTTGAGTAGTTAAAGCTTCTGCTACACCCTTATTAGCTTGTATTAAATCACCTAATTCCTTAAGAGTGTCATAAGCTTCCCCAGCACCATTGATTAATTTATTGATTTCAGCAGTAGTAAATTCTTTAGCTTGTTGTAGAGCTGTATTTGCTTTATTCTGTGCTTCTTGGTCTGTAACTTTACCAGCTAGGGCAATATCTAAGCCTGTAATCTTATTTGTTGGGATAGTCTTATCACTTGCTATAACACTATCTACTATCTTATCTGGTGTAAGTTTTTCTTCTAAGCCATCTATCTTACTGATGTTGATTTTAGAAGTTCCATCATTAATCTTAGATACAATATTAGCACCGTCAAGGGCATTAGCTAGTCCATTGATTCTTTCAGCATTGATATTTTCAGTACCATCATTAATAGTCGCCACTATATTGGCAGCACTAAGCTTAGCTACTAAGTCCTTAATCTTATCTATATTAATCAGCTTGTCACCATCATTAATGGTATTAACTATGCTGACCGCTGTAGGTGATGCGTCTTTGGCGTCCATAGCCATCCACACAGCTCCAGTATAGACATAGGCCCTCTTATCCTTGGTATTGTAGTATACCTGCCCTGCTACAGCCTGGGTTGGCTCTACTGCCACTGAGTGAAGCACTGCTTCTAGTAGCTGATTTTGATTTGCTTTTAGATTCGTAAGTAAATTCATATTTTACCACCTTTCAAAATTTATTAATTTAAAATAGCACTTCCTGAAAATTCATAGGTAAAAGTTATTACCAATTCATTTTCAGATAAGTGCTTAATATCGCCAATTACTTCATTACCCCCGCTATCTATGATCGTTACGGATGGTATTTTTTTTAAATTGTGATTGATGTTCCAGGTCTTGCTGGCCTGTATTTGAGTGTGTTTATAGCTTTTATCCAGGACAATATCCCCGGTTGAGTCATCAAATTTCTTAAGGACATCAAGCCTCTTGTCAATTTCAAACAGTAACTTTTCAATATCAATTTCCTTTAGCTTTTTTTTTAAAGATTCAGCTTCTCCTGCTATAATTGACTTGTCTACTTCAATTATGAAAGTTCCTGACTTAAGAAGCTTTTCACCATCATATATTAGTAATTCAGACGGATAACTTCCTACCTCAAGTGGTGGAAAGTATATGTCGATATACCTGTTTTTTAAGTCAACTTCAAGCCTTTCATTTTCAAAAAGCTTTCCTTTGATTTCTATATAATGCTTGAAATTTAGGCTCTCTAAATCCATATCTTTAGCAATTAGTCTTATGCCCCTTGCAGTTTCTCCTGCATGTGTTTTGAAAACTCTATCTATAGTAGCTGTCTTGTATAAGTTTATTCTTCTTAGACTTTGTAACATTACTCTATCCCCCTTTCTTTTAGTAACTTCTTAATACCGGCCAACTCTTCTTCTAACTTACTGACCTTATCTTCCAGGGCCTCACGCTTTTTGATTTCTTCTTGCAATGCAATATGAAGAGTGGCCGTATAATTACCCATATTGATTGATAGTAGGCCCTCAGAGTCCTTTACCACCAGGTAATCTTGAATGAATCTAAATCGTTGAACATCCTGGGCTATCATAGATAAATTACTTCCACTAAATTTCTTATATTGATATGTGGCCAAATCTACTGTTTTAACAAAATCAAATATATTAGATCTATTTATGCTCTTTGATTCATCCTCAATATATTTGATGTTGTTCTTAACACGTCTGTCTGATCTAACAGTATAGATGTAATACTGTAACCACCCCATAGATACCCTTGCATCATACAGGCTTAATACTCCACTTCCAGATCTCTCACCGTCGTTGTAAATCCACTCCTCATTAGGGTTAAAATTAAAGAACAAATCACCGCCAGAATACATTCCAACCCCACCAGATTGCCTCATAGCGATATACGTTCCTGAATTAGCTTTTAGTCTAATAGCACCCCCATTGGCATCTATTGACTTACAATCATTAGATCCTGGATCATACCCACGCTCAAGGATTATTCTTTCATTCGTACCTGGATACAGAAAGTCCGTTGTAATTTCACCAGATTTTATCTTCTCTGCTGTAATTGCTCCAGCCTCAATCTTATCTGCTGTAATTGCACCGGCTTCAATCATATTTGTCTTTATCATAGGGATTATAGCCCTGCCATCAGCACCTAGCTGAATATTTTCTCCAGGTTTTCTTCCAAGAATAAAGTTGCCCGAGTGAGTAAACATCCAGTTCGCTTCGCCATTTTCCATGCCAACCATTCCGGCTATGTTGTACCACTCACCATGAAATTTTGTTCTTATGCTATTTCCAACATATACGCCTGTCTTATTCTCATAAGCTCCATTTCCTATAAACAACTCTGGAGTGAATACGTATTCTCCTGAAATTTCTGTCGCTTTACCATTCCATGCTTTTAGTGCAGGCGGCAGGTCTTCAAAACTTCCGTCTTTGCCATCTTTGCCTTGCAAGTCTTTTTGTGAAGGATACCATTTATCTGAGTGTATTGGCTCTTCAGATAAAATAATCCACTTAATTTTACTAAGAGACCTACAGTCTAGCTGTATTCCGTGTAAATTTGTATCAGCTTCTGTGGTGAACTCTCCACTGTGTATTTTAAAGTCTGTGTCAGTGGCTTCTTTAATAAATACTATGTCATCATATGTTGACCCAAAGTAATACACCCACATATTCCTAGATGCGGCCATAATCTTCATATAGTATTTAGTGTTTTTCTTTAGATTAACAATTTGATTTATTAAAACTGTATTGCTGCCAGATGCATCTACAGTTAATACATTTTGCCCGTCAGCAGATTGAATCTTGACATGATCTAGCTCTTCCTTCTTTCGGACCTGCCACACATCTGGTATTCTATAATATCCAGGTCCTTTTTCAGTGAAATCCTCATGAAAATCACCATTAGATAGTAGGTTAAATCTAAAAGACTCTCCATCATTACCTTTTACACGGACCCAGGTATAATCGCTATAATTTTCGCTATCTCTTAATGTGAAATCAGTGTAAGTCCCCATATATTTCTTATCTGTGCCACCATGAGTTGTAAATCCAACGGACCCATCTGAACTATCTGCCCACGCCACATGAAAATATGGCGTCTTTCCATCCGCTCCTGGTTTTCCAGGTGTTCCATTAGTACCATCATCACCTACATATTTAGTCCACTTATACGCAGACTTTAAAGCTGGTGCACCACTAGAGTTGGTTATGGCAAATCCTATATATTTGTATGGCTCTCCTGAGTCATTCACCGCATTTACATGCATAGCCCCTACATCTCCACCACTATCTGAGTACCTGGTGTGGACGTATTGTGACTGGCCATCCTGACCTTTTAACTCCTGTTTTAGTCCCTCTGAAAACTGGTCTGATTTAATCCCACCAGTTCCAAAATTCAGTTTTTCACCATCAAAAAGTAGGGCATAATGTTCTAAATCACGCCCTAAGAAAAAAGTCTTATTGTCTAAATCAATACCAAATCCACCATCTTTTGACTGGATCACCCCAGTAGTAATGTTACCACCGTGGATAACAGTTGATTTATTTTGTTTTTTTAGATCCTCGAACTTAACATACCCTTCTAAAGTAATGTTTTTGGCAAGTAATTTTATCTCTTCTTTTGTCTGTTCAACTAGTGTTTGAAAATCTTCTGTCCCTACCTTAGATTGAATCTTATCATCCATAACTTTTAGTAGGGCGTTTATCTTCTCCACATGTCTGACAATTTCTTTTCTGCGATTAGCCGGGTCATAGTTAATCTGCTTACACTCACATTCCTCGACTAGCCCACCGTTATAGGTAAGCTTACGAACTAAAGGAAGGAAGTTATATTCCTTACCTGCCCTAATTACCTTAACACATCTAGCCGGTCTCAGTCCTGGGTTTCCGTTGTATTTTATGGAAAGGGCTGATAGTTCATTGAATTTAAAAGATTTCTTAGCATTATCAATGTAGTCTGCACCATTACCCTGGATGAACATGTTATCCACGATATGAAATTTTCTGGAGCTACCGGGGTTGTAGTCTGCATCATCAGCCCCATTTTGGATTATCTTGACACTATCCAAAAGAATTTTACAGTCAGAATTACTTGTGTTCTTATACTCTTTAAATGAAATTAAGTTGTTATCATTTATCTTGATTTCATCATCTACAGCATAGCCGCTTATATCCAGTTTCTGAGAATCAACATCTATATAAGCCCACGCGCATATTAACTCAGCTACCTGGGCTAAAACTTCCCTTGCGGTCATATCATAAAAGTTAGGCTTAAATTTAATAATTCTATCAAGTAGCGTAGAGTTTTTGATGTTGTCTGATGGCTCAACACCGCAAATATTACATATATCCAACACTATGCTTTTTAGGGATGCTGGGAAAGTCAATTTGCAATCATACTTAACGTTAAATTTGTGCATCAGGTCGTAGCATTTTAGTTCCCAACTTTTCATATTACTACCTACTGAGTCCACGATAAATTCTCCAATTGACGTATAGTCAAAGTCCTGGAGTGTTTTAACCCCAATCTCTACTTTTGCCATTTTATCCTTGAAGTTTGATTCTCTGAAATTTTCATATTTATCTACTAGTTTTATAGTGGCTGATGCCATGAAGGCAGTTCCCACTTCAAAATCATTGCTCTCTGACAGACCAGTTACGGCTCTTATGATTTCTAAGTGTTCATCAGTGAATACTTTATCGCCAATAGTTACTTTTGCCCTAAGCTCCCTTGCTGGTTTTGAAAAAGCTTCTTTGATAATCTTACTCTCCATGCGCATCACCTACCTTTCTATCAAGTTAAACTTAAGATCAGTCCAAAGTTCTGTATTACTGTTGTATAAAGCCACGCTTCTATCACCACAGTACATCTGTCTGGTCATTTGACCCTCTAGGGGGTCTATAAATGAGACATTAAAAAATACTCCGGTAATAGCCCCCAATATCGCCCTTATATCGCCACTTTGTAAAGGGCCAAACTCAAGTTCAATCTTTCGCTTAACCGCAATTCTATCCCTCATCATTTCACCCTTTACATTTCTGACAGAGGAGTCTGAATCTAGGTCTTGTAGTGATACCTTATACGGCTTTACGTACTTAGTCACGTCAAATCCATTTATATTTATCATGTAAAGTTTCCCCCTCTCTAAGTGAATACTGGCTTTCCTGTACGTTTTTGCACGTCATCTATATACTCAACTGACTTCTTACCAATTACTTCTCCATCTAATTCTAAGACTATATTAATGGTCTTTGGTTGCGGATTGTCGTTGTCATTTCCACCCATAAGGTCTATTATCTCTTTAATAATGCCATCCTTATCTGGTGGTGGTTGAGGTTTTGTGTCTCCCATAAATGAGAGTTCAGGTTGGTAAAGTTCTGGGATATTCATTAAGTCTTTCATAGCGTCCATAACCTTACCGGATTCAGCTTCTATACCAATGGCCATACCCTTAGGAATCATCTTACCTATCTGGTCCCTAAATACTCTTGATGGCGAATGAATACCAAACCAGTCGCACACAGTGTCAACTACCCTGTCACAGAATCCACCCAGTTTATCTAAAATCCAGTCAGCTACAGATGATATACCATTCCATAGCCCTATGATTAGATTTTTACCTATACTGAAAAGGTTAATGCTCTTTATAGCATTGAATATACTTCTTCCGACATTGGCCATAGCTGTGACTGCACTACTCATTGTATTGCCTATACCCCTGGCAATATGCCTAACTAGGTCACATCCGGCTGTTAGGAACTTGGCAAAGAAGTCTACTATAGCTTTTAGTGCCTTAGAGATTCCCTCACCGCATAGTCGGATTATTTCAGCCCAAAGATTTATGTACCAAGCAACGAACTTGGCCATAAATTCGGTCGCACCCTTTAATATAGACATTACTAGGTCGCCTAAGCCCTTTAGGACTTTAGAGCCAAACTCGGTAACTCCCTTAACTATGCTATCCCACGTATCGGATATGAACTTGCCTATGCCAGTAAATATATCGACGCAGGCCTTTTTTATGCCTTCCCATATCTTTTTAATTTCAGGACCTATCTTATCCCAATTCTTCCACAGTACTACTGCTATAGCTACCGCAGCACCAATGGCTAGTGTAACAGCCCCTATAGGTGAGCAGATAAAAGCAAATGCCTTCGTAACTAACCCCAATGCCGGAGCTAAGTTTGCTGATAAAATTGTTCCCAGACCAGTTTGTGCAATACTCGTCGCTAGTAGATAACCTTTATATGTTAACAGTGCTGCTCCTGCACCTGCTATTGCACCACACAATAAATCGAATGCTGGATTACCTTCCTGTAGGATCCACTCAATAAGTTCACTAAATTTATCTAACAGTGAAGCTATTATATCTAGCACCTTACCAATTGCAGGTCCTAGAATCTCTAAAAACTTTCCCGCTACCGGAGCTATAAATTCAGAATATATACGCCCAGCTAATTCAAATAGTCTTGTGGCAAGTCTCCCCATTGACTCAAATAGATGGTTTCCGCCATTATCCCAAACACCCCTAAAACCTATTGTCATAGACTCAAACAACCCAGAAGTGGCATTTAGGCACTGCATGACTGTATCCATGATAGACGGACCGAACTTAGCCCACAATTCATCATTTAATTTAGTTACATCATTTATTAGGCTGAGTATGTTATTAAATCCATCTCCTATATGCTGTAGGAATTCTGTGCCTATCTGGTTCTTTTCCCAAGACTCTTTAAAAAGCTTTGGTATTTGCGAAAACGTATGGGTTACATTGCCCAGGATATCTAGACAGTTGACTGCTATTTCATCACCAACAGTTCCCCATACCTCTCGTATACTATCAGTTATGCTTCCAAACAACTGAATGGTATTAATTATTCCATCAGCTATATTTTGGATAATTTGTGTACCTCTGCCCTCGTCATCCCATGCTAACCTAAACGACTTAGCTATATCACCTATTAGTAGTAATATACTCTGCAATAAGCGCTGTATGGAATCTAACATTTGGGTTCCGGTGCCATTGGTCCACACTTCATACAAAGATCTACCTACTGATTTTGCAAGTTCAGATATTTCACCCATGGCATATTTAAAGGCATTTACTGTATTTTGGCCCTCATTTGCCCAAGACTCCTTAAATGGCTTAAATATACCATCCAGTATCTTCTTAAATTTATCAAATGCAGATGTATCGCCGATTTCAGTAGTGGCAGCATTAACCCAACTAGGTGCGTCACTCTCTCCCGATTTAACATCTTCAACATCTGATTTCAAATTAATTGTATTGATTTCATCAAATCCGGCCAAGGATCCTATCATTTCCTTAGCTGACTTCTTGACTCTATTGGCAGTCTTTTGTGACTGCTTACTCATTTCCTTATAGGCCGCCGTCTGGGCATTAAGCTGTTTAGCCCCCTGTACACTAGCCTTATAAGTTGTCCCAAACATTGTGGCTATAAAGGCTGCCATATATCCGGTTGCTTTAGCCAGCCAAGCCATCAAATTTACCAAAGCAGGAATTATGATATCCATGATTGGTTGGAAAGCGGCCGCAAGGTTTAACCTAACCGTATCTAGAGAAGCCCTATATCTTTCATTGGCCATTAAGGCATCGCCAATGTATCCAGTAAGCCCTCTTAACATTTTAGATATCGCACCTATTATGAACAGTCTCCTGAATACTCTCCAAAATGACTTGTCTAAGGTTCCTAGACTCTTGCTGCCTTTTTCTCCTGCTGATTGGGCCGCCCTACCTAATCTTTTAAAGCCGTTGATGGTCGGTTTAAACGGCAACATCATAGCAGACCTCATGCCCCTAAAAGTCCTGTTAGTGATACTTTTTAGACGTGAATTTGTTTTAGATACGGCTTTAGTTACTCCCGAAGTAGCACTATCTGCCTTATCCTGTAACATCTGCATATGTCTTTCTGTCTGACTAAGTTTAGAGTTTAAATTACCAATACTTATTCCTATCTTATCTACTGCCTGATTTTCTTTAGAAATCTCAGCGGCTAGTTTTTTTGCACTAGCTGTGTTAGGGTCAAATACTTCTTTAACCTGTCCACCAACGCTTTTCATTGACGTTGCAGCCTTTTTATATTCGGCCTCTAACTCTTTAATTTTCTTAATGTGCCTATCCGCTGCGGATTCTTGTAGGTTGATTGTTTCTTTAATCAGGGCTATCTGTTCCTGGTAATATTGTATATCCGCTTTAATATTTGTCTTAATCGGTGGTGCCCTTGGTTGTGGTATGCTTATCTTATCACTGATATTAGGTATGACATCTTGCCCGGGGTTTATCTGCTGAGTGTTTAGTGCTTTTAGCTTTTCCATAAGGATATCAACGGCCTTACTAATGCCACCAATCATCTTCTGCAGTGCCACATCAACTTTAGTTACTGTCTGTTCCATGCCAGTATCGACTTTTTCCATAACTTTATCCATCTTAGCTGTAGACTGTTCCATGCTCTTGGCAAAAGCTTCACCCATCTTAGTAGCCCCTTCTGGAGTTTCAAACATGGACTTTATCTTCCCAGCTATTGAGTCGGTCACTTTGCTAAGTGACTCAGAAATATCTGCGTCTAACTCAACTCCAAGCTTTACTGTACCTACACTATCTGACATACCAATCACCTCACTTTCTATTGCTGCCTATATCTACCCAAATGCTTTTTCAAACATATGTTCTAGTTTCTTCATCATCAATTCGTTTTCTTCTTCTGTCCTTAATCTGGCTTGCTTACTTCTCCAGTCTTGTCTTATTTTTCTTTGGTGGTCATTAAAAGTCTTTAATGTTTCCTTATCTTCTTCTGACCTTATGGATACGACTTGACCCAGTGGGGTCTTTGGCATAATTCCACTAAGTAGTGTACAAAACTCATCCCACTGCATATCTGTCTCTCTAAGCCTAATACCATACTGTGTCACAAATGAAGCCTCTATCAGGTCCCAATCTTCTACAAGATCGTACCATCTAACTTTTTTTCCTGAGACTCCCCCTCTTCATCATCAAGACCCATCATTGCGTTAGATATTGCCTCTACTATAGCCTGTAAGTCTGGGATTGTGAAATCCTGCGATTCAACATATTCAAGACCTTCAACCCCTATGCCTATAGACACGATTTCTCTTAGCAATTTTAAATTGTCTTTTTCATTCTCGGCTATTCCCTGGATAGCAATAGCCCCCTTAAGAGAACTATTTACTTTAAACTCCTTACCCTCTTCAAATTTAATTACTGGCTTTTGCCTAGTCAACTTGCTTGATATATCATAAAATTGTTTAGCCATATATAAATCTCCTATCTTAAAATAAAGAGGGCCACACATACCATGACCCTCACATACAATAATTTATAAAATTATGACCGCTAAGGCCTGTTTAATTAAGCCTGTGGTGCTGGTGTAAACTGTGGTTTTCCATCACTCATTAGGTCAAATTCAAGTGGTGCAACATTTGTTGAATCTGCACCCTCTACATTCTTAACGTCAATTATCGCGTCAAAAGCTAACTTAGATCCGTTAGGGAACTCAATTTCTGCCTTTGTAGAGCAATCAAGTCCATCCTTCCATGCTACATCAGCCACATAGTCGTTACCATCATCACCTACATGCCTCTTACCGTTTAGGGATATACTAAAGCCCTTACCTGTCATAAGGCGCCTTACCCATCCGTCCGTATCCATTGGTGTCCACTCTTCTACGTTACCATCAATAGATAGCGAAAATGTTTCAAGGTCCTTTATTATCTTCATGTCGGCAGCCTGTGACTTTGTTCCTTTAACGCCGACTTTAAATTTTATCTTGTATACTGGATAAACTCCAGCTAGTCCATTATTCTTAGGCATATTTTACCTACCTTTCATATAATATATCGAAGTTGATTACGTATTCATAAATCCCGTTGTCATCAACTCCTAACCCTATTGGGTTTGCGTCTCTTAAATCGATTTTAATAACTCGGTGTCCGTTTATAACTGGATTCTGCCCCCATAAAGCATTGTAAACTTCCATTGATTTTAGCTCTGTCTCAATGGTATTTTTCGTCCAATGCACCAAGACTGAATAGCCTTGTATAAAGGTACTTGTATTTTCTAATCCACCTACACACACCTTATTGGTGCCCATAGATGGTTTAGAATACACACAAATACCTTTTACATCATTGCTTCTTAGGGAACCACTGTACCAACGGTCCACACCGTCTATCTTACTTTTTAGATAATCTTTTACATTAGAAGCTGTTATCACTTAATCACACCCCCTGAATTCATTTTCAAGAAGATCCCCACTGTATTAGCCAGCCATTTTCTACCATCCCCATATTGCCAGTAGTCACACCATAGGCCCCTGGCATTGATATGCTTATCCTTACTAAAATTATATTCAGGGTGGTAGTATAATCGTCTAGCATAAGGGGTATCCCACGATATGTAACCCTCGTTGTCTACTACTCCATGATGTTCAGAGTCTTTTAATATACCATCTCTAAATGGCACTACCTGTTTACTCTCTATTTCAGTAGCTAAGGCATCCATAGTCATTTCTAGCGTGGGTGTTGCTGCTGATTTAATCTTATCTATAACCTCTTGATTTAGGGTTATTTCTACTTTTACCTTAGTCATTAAATCAACTCCATTTCAGTTGAATAAACAGAGCCGTCAGGATTTCTTGGTCTAGATGTTCTGTAAATAGTCCTGGTCTTTCCATCAATTCTGATGAAGGCCTTGTTAAAGGCTAAGTTAGTGTATACAACGGCAATACCTGATAGCTCTATAACCTGTCTATTTTCGTCTAGAACGCGTCTTATAGATTCTTCATAGTAACACTTACCCTTATACACTAAATCCTCTGTGACACCATCCTCGCCATCTATTTCTTGTATTACCTCAATATCAGTATTCATCATAATACTAGGTGGTTTTGGAAATTTTCCTATCATCTTAGCACCCTACAGGTCAAGCCTGTCCCTCTCAGGTATTCCACGACTTCTTTTGAAGTTCTAATACCACTAATGCTGACCCCAATATCACCAAAATTCATTGATGTTTTTGATATAGAAAAACTATTAAGTGGCATATCTAAATAGTCTTTGTAATCACACAAGAATTTTGCATGTGCGCATACAGCCTCTTTAATTAGTGACTTTTGGTAATCTGTAAGATTACTAAATCCATATCCATTTATACGACCAAAACATATTATGTTGACCTGTCTAGATGCCCTTTCCAGGTAAACTTCTGTTTTATCATCTAATTCCTCATATCCTAATCTAACGTAATCATCTATTGTGGCATACATCTTTATCACCTACCTTAAATCGAGTAGGGAGGAATTTTCCTCCCTCTCACACCACGGAGCGTGCCGTTCGGCAC